CACCGACACCCATGCCTCACCCAACCGGATGGACGCCCTCGTCCACGCTTGTAGGCATCTCATGGCCGGGGAACGCAAACACATGCGCACCACTGCGCCATCTTCTATGTGGATTAATACCCGTTGAGTTACCTTGTTGGGGTATGTCCGTTTACTCTTAGATCGTGATCGAGCCTTATGTCCTCATCGTCTTGGCCCTAGCCGTGGCGAGGGCATGCGTCCTCATGGTCGAAGACGACATCACCGAATTCATCCGAGTGGCTGTCGGGCGCAAGTTCGGCATCGAAAGCCTCGCCTTCCGTGGAGTCATCTGCCCCTGGTGCTGGGGCATCTGGTTCTCCGGCCTGTTCACCATCACCACCTACGCCCTGACCATGCCTTTCAGTCTCATCACAGCCTGGTACGCCTTCCTTGCCTTCCTGGCCGTGGCGTTCACAGGTTCCTTCCTCGCCAGCCGGATCGGGTAGCCCATGCCAAAGCCCATGATCGCCTCAGGTCCGGTCATCGAAGGTGAGCTGATGGCGAGTTTGCCGGTGCCCAAGTCGCTGATCGCCTCAGCCGCTGTCATCAAACCCAGCGACCAGCTCTGGGACACCTACCGCTTCACCATGGAAGCGTGGCAGACCGAATGCTGGCGCTACTTCCACAGCACCCCTGAGCTGCACTACATCACCGACTACGTGGGCTCAGCGTGTTCGCGGGTGCGCATCTTCGTCGCCGACGTCGACGCCCTTGGCCGAGTTGGTGGGGAGGTCACTGACGATGACGAGATCGTGGCCATCTCCGACACCCTGTTTGGTGGACCGGCGAGCAAAGCTGAAGCCCTCAAAGCGATTGCGGCGAACCTGACCATCGCCGGGGAGTGTTACATCATCGGCAAGGCCCGCCGGGGCTTTGATCCTGACTCCTGGTCGGTTGTCTCCACCACGGAGCTGAAGCGCCGAGCCGGTCAGATCACCGTTGATCTCGGATACGGACCATACAAGATCATCAAAGGTTCCGATCTGGTCATCCGGCTGTGGACCCCAGATCCGGAGCGGATGCGTTTCGCCGACTCCCCGACCCGCTCATGCATGCAGCAGCTGTATGAGCTGGAGCAGCTGAACCTGTTCGAACTCAGCCAGATCGACAGCCGCCTGTCCGGTGCTGGTTTGTACTTCGTCCCCGCCGAGATGAGCACCCCGGCCACCGACTCCTCAGCGCCGCAGTCAGCTGACGACCTGTTCCAGATGATGGCTGAAGCGGCTAAAGCTTCCCGGACTCAGCAGGGCAGCGCCGCTGGCGTGGTGCCCGTGTTTGTCGAGATCCCTGGCGAATACCTGCAACACATGGCCGACAAGCCGATCAAGTTCGAGTCTGAGCTATCGGATCGGGTGAAGGAGTATCGCGAGACAGCCATCCGGCGCATCGCCAACGGTATGAACATCCCGCAGGAAGTCCTGCTGGGCATGGGCGACACAAACCATCTGTCGTCCTGGCACATCGAAGAGTCATTCGTCAAGATCCACATCGAACCGTTGATGAACCGGATCTGCGACGGACTCACCCGGGCCTACCTCCAGCCGCTGCTCCAGGTCATGGGCAAAGACCCGGAGCGCTACCAGCTGGCCTTCGACACAGCCCCACTCACCGTGCGTCCCAACCGGCTTCAGGACACCATCAACCTGTACACCCTGGGCATCGCCAACGCCAAAGCTGTTCTACTCGCGGGCAGCTACAACCCGATGACCGACGCCATGGACGAAGAGGAAGACACCCGCAAGTTCGTCCGGATGCTGATGGAACGCGACCCGACCCTGATCAACGTCCCTCAGCTGGTCGAAGCAGCTGGTCTGGACATTGAGATGCCCGAGCCGCTGGCCTTGGCACCCGGGGATCCCAACGCCCCAGGTCCACCACCCCCACCGGTTCCAGCGCGCTCCGTGGACAACCAGCCAAGGCCGGTGGCACCCGGGGATCCTGGGCCAAGCCGGGGCAGCCAGGGCGGCACACCGATCCTGGCCTCAGGCATGGAGATCACCTTCGCACCTGACCCGATCCTGGCTGCCTCAAACGTTGTGGTGCGCAGGGCTTTGGAGCTTGCCGGGGGTCAGCTGCTGACCCGTCAGCATCGAGGTCAGTGGCCTGATCTGCCCAAGTTTGAGCTGCACACGAAGATCCGGGTCCCTGCCCACGAGGCGGGTCGGCTGCTGGATCGTGGATTTGACTACCTGGTCTCAGATGTCGCTGCCATCGATGTGGACGTGGAACATCTGGAGCGAGCCCTTCGCAGTTACTGCGCCGATCTGCTGGTCGCTTCACGTCCACATGACATCGAGGATCTGCGTAAGCAGCTGCGGACCTGTGGGCTGATCTGATGGCTGGCCCATCTGATTTTGAGCCACGCATCCTCGGTCATGTGCGCGGCATGCTCAGCCGCTGGCTTGACGCGGTTCGCCAACTCGTGATGCGGGACCGACTGCACCCAGATCCCAGTGCCATAGACGCCACCAGGGCCGCGTGGAGCGCCGAAGTCGCCGACTTGGTACCTGAGCTAGCACATGTGGCTGGGGCCGCCTGGGAGCTGCAATCAGGACAGGACTTCATCGAGACAGACAGCTTTGTCATCGCCCAGCTCCAGCTCACCCAGAATCTGCTGGTCCGGATGCCTGACGACGTCTACCGGATGATCTTCGACGCTATCGAATCCGGACATAGGGCAGGTGAGGACGTCGAGCAGATCGCCAGGCGAGTCGACGCCGTCCTCACCTTCACGGGCAGCGAAAACTGGGCCAACCGGGCAAAAGTGATAGCGGTAACGGAAACGCATAGAGCCTGGCAAAGTGGGACACTTGGGGCAGCAATGTATTACGAGCCGCCAACGGGACGCGGGTGGACTAAAACGTGGGACGCAGAGGAAGACGACAGCGCCCGACCAGCGCATCGTCGAGCAGATGGCCAAACCCGAAAGCTGCGCGACATGTTCCAAGTCGGTGGGGAAGACCTCGCGTATCCGGGAGACCCGAGAGGCATGGCAGCAAACGTGATTTTCTGCCGCTGCGATCTGATCATTAAGGAGGCGTGATGACCATCCGCTGGCATGGCCTTGTTGCCCCAGAAGAGGCAGCCACTGGGGACCGTCGCATGTTCGCCTCCCAGGCTCTGACCTATCGCGAGTTCCCACTGGCTGCGGGCTGGCAACGCGTCACCTCAGCCGGGCACGACGGTGCTGTCATCGTGGCCAGCTGGGATGCCCAGTACGCCGGAGAAGGTGGCATCTGGGGTAGGGGAGAGTTCCTAGACCCCCGGGTCGTGCCAGAGGTAGTCGAAGCTGTCTACCTCCTGGACAAGGGACTCATAGGCCCAAGTGTTGACCTCGACCCCGACATGGCCTACGAAGTCGTCCCACATCCCGACCGGCCAGACGAAGACTTCGCTATCAAAGTAACCAGGGCCAACGTCCATGCGCTCACCTTCGTCATGGGACCGGCTTTCCCGCAGGTCCACATCACCGTCGACAACGACGAGGAGATGTCCATCCTCGCCAGCGCAGGTGTCCAACGGGTGACCTTCGCCGTTAACAAATCGAGTTGGCGCTCCATGCCCATCGCACCCAGGGAAACCCCGTTCACCTTCGACGAAGCCATCAGCCGCATCGCCGAATGGTCAGGTGGGGATCCGAGCCGATTCGGCAAAGCGTTCCTGTATCAGGACAAGTCACTGCCGCCGACGAACCGGGAATCGTATCGGCTGCCCATCGCCGACATCCACAACGGCACGCTGACCCTCATTCCCAGGGCTGTGTTCAGTGCCGGGACTTTCCTGTCCAACGGACACGGTGGTTTGGATGTGGTGCCCGAAGCTGAGATCACCCAGCTTCAGGAAGTCGTCACTCAGATCTACGACGTGCTGCGCGAAACCTACGCCGACCCCAGGGTCATCGCACCTTGGCAGCGAGGCGGACGGGCTGGAGCTACTTCAGCTGAGGCGAAGCCAACCACCACAGCCACCCTGGAGGGGGCCGAAGTGTTCACATTGGAAGATGAATCCGCCCAGGCGGTTACTGCGGCTGGGATCCTATATCCGCCAAGGGTTGCGTTCGCTGACCCGAAGTTCAAGAAGCTCACCCCACTCACCGTCACCGATGATGGTCGGGTGTTCGGGCATTTGGCTCCGTGGAAACTTTGCCATCTAGCTGTT